CCTGAATATCTGTTTCTAACCTGCCTGCACCTAAATTATCTAATGGTGCAACTATAGTAAAGTCCTCAAAAGAACCTTTTTGTTTTTGTAAAAATGCAAATACTTCTTGAGCCTTTTCTTGTTGTAAAGGTGGCATTTGCACTGTAAAAGAAAAATATTGACTACCTATTTGTCTGACTTGTTTTCTACCTGATAAAGTCTGATTCAATAAAGTAGGTCTATTATCTTTGAAATTTAAACTTCTAAAATTAGGAGATGTTGGAAATTGTCCTGACATTATACTACTCCCATCTTGCCTTGATTATTCATGGCATTGTTTATGATTGATGTTATCAATCCTTTTCTTGATGCTAATAATTGGTCAAATCCAGCAGCATCTACTGTTGATATATTAAAGTTGACTGTAGCACCCATGCCTTGACCTTTAGTATGATCTATAACAGTTTCATTAGGATGTAATATTGCAGGAAATCCACCTCTGCCATCTACACCACCTGCTCTTGCACCCATACCAGTAAAACCACCACCTTCTAATTTAGGAATTGTATTTGGTATTGTTAATGATGATGTATCTATTTGAGGTTTTTTCTTAAATATACCACCAAACGATTCAAACATTTTATCTATAACTAATTTTTGTAAAGCTATTCTTATTAACTCTCTTACTATAGAGGTAGCAAAATCTTTAAATGATGCTTTACCTTTTTCTAAGAAATCCATAGTTAATTGAGTAATACCATCATAAGACTTTTGAAATACACCCTGCATTTCTTCTTGCATGGTTTTTATATTAGTAAAGAAATCTTTATAACCCTTTTCAGCATCTGCTAAAAACTGTTGAAATGCTGTTAGTTTTGCAAAACCAGTTTTTTTGTCAGCTTCTTGTTCTTCAGGCTTTCCAAATATAAGTTCCATAAGACTTGGAACTTCATAATCTGTATCTCCTACAACTCTGTCTCTAATTCTTTTTCTAGCTTCTGCAATTTTTTCTACAGATTCATCAATCTCTCCACCTATAGCATCAACATCTATAAGTTTAATTTTACCAATACCAAGCCTTTCAGCTACATTTGGCATTTTATCTATAGCACTATTAAACAACCCTAATATTTTATTAAGACCATTTGCTATAAATTTAATTACAGCAAAACCAGTTAATTCTTTTATACCTTGTTTAAAGGTTTCAAAAGCAATTAAACCTTTATCAATAAAATTAGGAATTGTTACGTCAAATACTTGTCTAAAGTCATTATATATTTCTTGTCTAAATACATAAGCTGCCATTATTAATGTAGTAAATCCTGTTAATAATAAACCAAATGGATTTGCTAATATTGCCTTACCCATAGCTTTTATAGCTAAAGTAACTCCAGCTATTGCTGGTATTAATAAAGCATCTAAGTTTTGTGCAACAAAATTTATTCCATTAGCAAGTTTTGAAAAACCTTGAGTAGATTCTTGAATATCTCCAATCATAAATTGAAAATTATTTCTTAAAGCCACACCAGCTTGACCTAAAGTCATAGGCATATCTTTTATTAGATTATTAGTTTCATCAATACCTGCAATAAGAATTGGCATTACAGTTTCTGCTGTTAATTTACCAGCATGACCAAATTCTCTAAGCTCACCAACAGTCATGTTAAGACCTTCGGCTAACATCTTAGTAAGAATCGTGTTGTTTTCCATTACTGATCTAAGCTCATCACCTCTTAAAGCACCTGAAGCTAAACCCTGAGCTAACTGTCTAGCAGAGTTATTTGCTTCTTGAGCATGAGAACCAGCAATAATAAAAGTATTTGCAACCATTTGTGTAGCATCAGCAACGTCTTGTTGTGTTGCTCCTAAATGCTCAGTAGCTAAAGAAAGTCTTGTAAACAACATGGCTACAGCATCAAAATCAGACCTTGACTCTAATGCAATTCTTCTCATGTGGTTCATAGCACTAGCAGTTGCTTCTGCACTACCAGTAAAAGCATCCATTCTGTTTTTAACGCCAATCATGACGTTAGCAGCTTCAACTAATTCTCTTACAGAAAAAGCAGCAGCAAGAGTTTGCCCTAATTGACTAACAACGCTATTGACACCACCAATGTCTCTTTTAAATTTATTTAAAGCAGCAGCAGATTTGTTATTTGCGAATAAATCTATCTGATATTTAAATGCTTTAGGTAGTGCCATTTCTTTCTTCCTTTATCTCAAGATAAGCCAACCATCCTTGAAACTCCTCAACTGTCATTGAATCAATTTCAGTTAATGTTTTGTTAAGTTTTTCAGCTAAAGCATATCTTATGTATAGCTGCTTATCTTCAATTACTTTTTTTTAACTTCTTCCTGTGAAACATTATTCATCATTTCACTAGAAACTCTTATTAATACATCTCTATCAACCCTCTCCAATAAGGTTTTCTTATCAGCGATGGTAAATAACTTTTCTCCAGCTTCGTCTAATGCTTTATAAATTAAAACATAAGCCAAAAGCTGTACGTCATCATCTTGAGCTAGTTTCATAAATTTAGAAGTCTCTGAAAGAGTTATTGGTTTACAATAAATCTTAAGTGGATTATTTTCATCCTCACCCCATTCAGGGACTTCTATAATTTTAGTTTCTAGGCTATCAAAATGCTTCTTTGCGTTATCTATTGCTGACATTTTCTTATACTGTTGTTTGTGTTAATGCACCAGTACCCTGTACTGAAACACTAGCTTCAACTAGACCATCAAATGAGCCAGTTCTTGTTACTCCAGTAACAATAGCTGTACCAGTATAATAAGTATCACCTGCTGTATCTCCTTCAGGATATAGATTTAAAGTTACTTCTGAACCAATGGTTAAAGCACCTTGACCAGTAGTATCAGTCTCATCCCAAAATACATCTAAACTTCCTGAGAAAGAAGTCAATGATGATTTATATGTTCTAGCAGAATCGCCCATTGAAGTATCTTCTAAAGTATCAGCAGTTTCTTCGATTGAATATGATCTAACCTCAGACACTGAATCTGTACCAACTTTAACGATACCTTCGCTTCCTTTATGTGTCGCCATTTTCTACCTCGTCTTTCGACTTTTTCTTAGAAGAAGATTTAATTTTATCTTGCGAATGGACTGCTTCCTCTTTCCAACCCATATTCTTTAAAGACTCAACCTTAGAAGGATGAGCTATTATTGAATTCTTACCATTTGGACTAATCATTTTCATAATTTGCCTCCTGTTAAACTGCTACATCAGGATTAGTTTCCTGAACATAATAGTTAGTTAAAAATGTAAGAGAGACATAACCCAGCGGCTTTTCTCCCTCTCCGTTAAATTCTATTTCTGTTGATTCTAAATAGCAGTCTTTAGCTAATCCATCTAAAGTTCTATCTGCTGCTATTGCTTCCTCAACTTCTTTTGATATTGTATCAATAGTATCATCAAAGTCACTACTAGCTTTTGCATATCCTTCTACCACTACTGACAATTCTCTACTCATAACTCTATCAGTACCTATTACTATAGGTTCAGATGTTTCTGACTTAGTATAGATAACTAATGCTGGTACTGTTTCTAATGGATAAACCCTAGATTGATATACTCTTGATCCAGTAGTTGTTAAACCAGTTAAAGTTGTACCAAACTTTTCTCTTATCTGTTGTCTTATATGATTTGCCATTAAACTTCCTCTAACATTAATGCACTAAAACCTGTCCTATCTGCTTGTATATTTACAACAGTATAGTTTTGTGCTGCTTTGAGTATATTACCATTAGTATCTTTAATTGCAGATACATCTAATCTATTTCCAAATGCAATATTTGGTACATCTACAGTTCTGCAATAGGCTATTGGTTTTAATGCCTCTACACCAACACCATCATTTAGTTCTACATATTCATTATTTAGAATTACATTGATGGTTGTGGAAGTACCATTATTTGTATAAACAGCAGATACTCCATGACCATAGTTAATATCTAAATATCCAGCCATATCTAATTCAGTTTCTAATCTAAATTGAGACATTATTCTTCCTCTAATACCAAAGAGACTAAACCTGTATTATCAGGTTCTACCGACCTAACAACAAATGTAGTTGTTGGTTTCAAAACATTACCCTTATCAGTTGTTATTGCATCAACTCTTAATTTATCTTCTTGAGATATATAAGGTACATCAGATGCTTTAACTATTGCTCTTGGCTGATAACCAGCAACAGGAACAGTGCCGCCTTCTATATTAAAATATTCTTGGTCAATAATAATATTAATATTCTTAGAGAATCCTGAATCAATATCAAAAAGGGTATCTATTAATGGGAAGTCATCCCATAGAGATTGTTGGACTTCAAAGAAAGTGGCAGTAACACCATGACCTGTTGTGGTATCAACATAGGCGTTAAAATCTAATGCACTCTCTAAAGGCATGATTTACTTTTTAGCTCTAGTCTTAGGAGCTTTTACTTTTGAAGTTTCTAAACCTACGCTTCTATCTTGTTTTTCAGCTTTAGGCTTACCTACATGAACTTCAGCTTTACCATAACCACATAAAGCATGACCTTCATGTTCAGGTAATTCAACTATATCGCCAGCATGAACCTTAGAACCACCAGCCATTGTATCTGTTAATATTTTATATTTTTTCATATTTAAGTTGGGGGTATTGCTACCCCCATTCCATTTAAGCATCAGTTAATTAGTCGCTTGATTTACAGAAAGATACTGCGTGTCTTACAGCAACATCAACAGTTTGTAGAGCAACAATTCTTACTCCACCTGAAGTTGATAATGCATAAGGGTCAACAGTAATATCTAGTCCACCATACATACCAATTAATAAGTCTGCAAAGTTTCCAAAGTAGAAGTCACCACTTGTTACTTGATTGCTTCTAATAACATTATAACCATTCATAGTGTTATCAGGAGAAACAACAAATTGAGCAGTATTAGTTGCTTTTTCAGTTGTTTTTAAAGTACCAAAGTCAGCAGGTCTACAAATATAAGCTAAAGAACCATTTAAAGCATTATCGTTTGCGACTGCGGACTCCATTGCTACGACCTCAGCCCATGTAGGGTTAGCAGCAGCAAATGTAGTTGTGTTAATACCTGAAGTATTAGCAATACCTGTAGGCTGACCACTTGTACCTGAACCAGCTAAAGCACCTAAATCAATAGCAGTAGCTATAGATTGTGTTAGGTCATCTCTGATTAAATTCTCAACATCTAATGAAGATTGTTGTAATAATAATCTAGTAGCATCAGTAAAAGCACCGATTACTTTGGGAGACATAGTTACTGAACCTGAAGTGAATTCTGATTCAGAAGCAGCAGTACCTTCAGTTGCAATCCAACCAGCAGAAGAAGCAGCAGTTTTCTTAGGTATTACAACATTACCTTGTAATCCTCTAAGCATTGTTGCACCAGCTTGCATTACACTTGAGCTGTTTCTTAATACATCAATGAAGTCTCCACCTCTATAATCTTCAGCGATTAGAGTTGAATCATCAGATGAATTAATATCTCTTTGCTTCCAAGTTCTTAGAACTTCAGCAGGTAACATGATGCCTTGAGCATCTTTACCATATTGTCTAGCAGCTTCAGCAGAACATTCAAATTCAAATGCTGCATCTTCTTGTGCTTTTCTGTCGCTAGGATTAGCCATAGCTCTAATAGCTTTTACTAGGCTAAACTGTCTAACTTCTTTTTTAGTCATACCGATGTCTGAAGGAGTTTCTAAAGGAGTGTTGTTAGAAATATTTTCTAATAATACACCTCTAAATTCTTCAACAGAGATACCATCAGCAATCGCTTTGTCAGCTAAATCTCTTTTATTGTGTCTAGCTGCTAAATCTATAATCTCTTTTGAGTTTCTTTTAAATTCAGCTTTAGCTTCATCAATAGTTTGAGTTCTAACTTCATCTAGGTTTATGTCTTTTTTATCTTCTGACATTTTAATCTCCTTAAAGTTAATATCATTATTATTTTTAGAACGACCAACTCCAACAAGCCTTGACTGATCGGCTGGGACTGATACAGAGGATACCTCCATAGGAGTCCACTTAGCTTTATAGTAAGTCTCATCTTTGTCATTCATTCTTTCCAGTTTGTCGATGCGATATCCGACGGATATGTTCATG